TTGAATTTTCAAGCCTTTTGCGGCTTCCTTTGCAAAGGCTTCAAGTTCTTGCTTTGTCATAATTACCTATCCTTAATATGATTAAGTTAATGATAGGCAATTACACAGATTTCGGGACAGGGTCCATTTTCTTGTTTATATTTTTATTTTTTGGACTGTATCAATTGTTATTTTTTTAATCATTTGTAATAACAGATTAATTTTATGATTTTGATAGTAATTCATTAGAATAAAATTAGTTTTATACAAAATTCTGTGTAATACATTGTTATGATTTAATAATTGGAGTTGGTGTTGATTCCATTGCTTACACTTACTTACTTATAAAATGTTTGAATACTGGAACTTATTTTTAGTTAAATAATCAGAATCGTTACTTAAGCTCGGTATTATTTATTTCCCGAGCTCCCGAGGTATCTTTAGAGGAAAGGCTATGCGTTATTATACCCCTTTGTATTTAATTTCTCTTTTATGTAATGCTCCAGTAGTAATGGCTGGAGCTGAAACTACAGTAGTGTTAGATGGTAATAAAGCGATCTATGAAGGAGATATTGGAGAGGAAGCTAATGCGACGTTATTTGAGTTGTATAGAAAAAATAAACAGGTAAATACGTTAAAGATAAAAAGTAAAGGTGGTGAAATTAACGTAGGAATGGATCTTGCAGAATTTGTGTACACCAATAAGTTGAATGTTGAAGTGAATGATTACTGTTTTTCTTCATGTGCTAATTATGTATTTCCAAGTGGTATGAAAAAAATCATTGGTAAAAATGCAATCATTGGTTTTCATGGTGGTGCGAGTAGCACTGAATTTGATGACAGTGAGTTGGATACATTACCAGAAGAAGAACGAAAAGCGATTTTAGTATTCATGGCTGAATATTTACAACATGCACTCAAGCGTGAAGCCTTATTTTTTTCGATGATCGGTGTTGAGCAAAAGATAACAACCTTAGGCCAAAATGAAGCGTTTTCAAAGTTTGATGAAGCCGATTTTAAGGGATGGTATTACTCAATTGATGCATTAACGAAATTAGGTGTGACCAATATTTCAGTTATTGATGCTCCATGGGAATACAAACCCTTTGATAACGTAACAAAGTTATTTGAGATTATTGCCAATGATTTTTAATAAAATTTGTAGTTTTTACAGAAAAACACTTTTAGTCAGATAAATTATCCTATTTAACCTCAGTTCTGCATATGAAATTGTTTTTCAAGCCGAGTTATTTTGATGCTCGGCTTTTTTGTGCTGTCGATAACTTATTAGAGTATTGAACAAGCCCTCAATTGTGAGGATTTTTTGGTTTACAATATTGAAAGCTGCAATTGCAATTCTTGGCGCTGTTCGGGCGCTAAACCTTTCACCAGACTAATGGCCATCTGCGTTGTTGTTTTAGCTGAAGGGCTCAACGTATGACTAAAACTAAGATTCATAACAAACGAATGACCACACTCCGCATTATTACAGCTGCAGTATAAATCTGTATAGCTATTCGAAATCCTATTCGTTTTCTGGATTCGACTTTTAACGCCGCATTCTGGGCAAACTACTCGCATAAACATCCACTTAATTCACATACTGACCTGTAAATTATACGATATTAAGCTGTTGTTTTATACAGTTGTATGACATGTTCCTCATAATACATTGACACCGCTGATGGCTGAGGAAAACATTTAATCATGCGGGCGTACCCCGATAAACTCACTCCTCTTCGCCTACCGCGTTTTCGCAATTTTTTTACGTTTTTGACACTAAGGTAACAGGCTATCCCAATGTACCGAGCTTATTTATCTTGTTTTTCAATACAAGTCCCCCATAAATTTAACATGAAAGTCAGATTAAACGTAAATTCAGTTAAAATACCTACAACTTCAGTAAATATGTAAAATAAATATATTATACAATGATTTATTTGTTCTAACACTTTCTGTAACTATATATAAAACTACCTTTAGCTGTAATTTCACCACCAGTGAAAGTTAACGACACTGGCATTGCTAATGGGTAAGTATATGCAATTGTTGATGAAGACTTTAAATATTAAAAAGTGTTTTACTATTAATTATTAAATTAGGAAATGATGATGAAAGGGAAATTATTAACGCTATCGGTTCTAGCTGCTCTTACTATTAGCACGCACTCTTACGCAGGAACAGAGTGGGGAAAAGGTAGTGCTCCAGGGGGCTGGGCAACGGCATGGGGTGGAGACACTTTTGCATTAGGAGCTTACTCAACGGCATGGGGCTTAGAAACTACAGCATCTGGCCAAATGTCAACAGCTTGGGGACGGGATACAACAGCATCTGAGTCTAAGTCAACAGCTTGGGGAGAGGGGACAACGGCTTCTGGAGTACGTTCAACTTCTTGGGGGTCTGAGACAACGGCATCTGGTGGTTTGTCGACCGCTTGGGGGGACAGAACTACTGCTTCTAAGCCAACTTCAACTGCTTGGGGGCAGAATACTGAAGCATCTGGCTCAGTGTCGACTGCTTGGGGTAACCGAACCGCTTCATCAGGCAATGGCTCAACGGCATGGGGCTACGGAACAACTTCATCAGGCAATGGCTCAACGGCATGGGGTATAACCACAATAGCATCAGGTGAATACTCAACAGCATTTGGACGTGATATAAAGGCAATAGGTAGGTATTCAACGGCATTCGGAAATAGGGTCAGTGTATCAGGTGATTACTCTGTAGGTATTGGCTTATCTGGGTTCGTTTCAAATTATCCTGATGTGGTGGATGATAATACATTTGCTGTCATGGGGGGAAAGATGCAGTTGTGTGATAGAAACAATATATGTATCGATGATTTGCAGAATAAAATTGAAGAACAGGATTTATTGATTCAAAGCCTGCTATCTCGTCTTGATGCGCTAGAAGCACAATAATGTTGAAGCAGTGGAAAGGCTGTTAATTCTGCGCTGTGAATAGGGGTTAATTCATTCAGCAGTGAAAAGCTAACTGGCTTTCACTGCTGATGCTAAAACATTTAATCGTGCGCGTGAGTCCCCGATAAATTCACTCCTCTTCGCCTACCGCGTTTTCGCAATTTTTTCATATTTTTGACACTAAGGTGGACACGCTTATATTGCTCAAGCCTTGTTTAGAAAGGATCTTAACGATCATTTGAGGATCGCTAATGTCAAAGTTGTGACAGGTTTTGTCACATAATGACAAACCATCTAGCGAAATGTTTAGTAGAAAGTGATCTGGTTTATATACAGGAATAATAGTCTTGGAGCTTTTTACGAAATGTAGGTGGTTTATACAGCCAAAGTGTCTTGGTTTTATATATATGGGGAATACAGTTGATTGAAATATAACAATTTTCTTATCTATGTATTTATATAGGTCAATATAAATACAATTCTTGTTTTTGTCTCAGTTTTATTTTATTAAGAACCGCTATTTACCACTACCTATTTGTAATTAATAGTATGTTTGGTACTGTTTATGAGAATGAAATTAAACTGGAATTCACGTTATACGGAATTCCGTATAACAAACTATTAGTCATAAAGGAATCATTATGCAGTGTCGAGGTGAAGATAGTAGAAAAAGGATTGTAGATAAATACAATCTGAACACAGTTGCTCATGTACAGCTTTTAGCAGGACAAGACAAACTTAGTTGCACCAATATTACTTTAACAGATACGTATTATTGTTTCTCATATGAAGCTAAAGAAGAAAAAGATAGTGGTTCATTTTTTTGTGGTTCTTATGCTGCAAACCATTTTCTCGAGCTAACTGGATTAGATCCTTTACCTCTATTTAATCCTCTTGTTGCTCAAAATTCAGGTCGTTCAGGAGGTCACGGAGGAAACCCGCAACAGGGGCGGCAAGCATGGGATGACACTGCGAAGCAATTATATAATGCTATAAACTTGCTCGTTGTTTCCTGGGATATCGCGCCTGGTGGAGTTATAGCTAAAATTAAAGATAAAGTTAGTAGTAATTATCACAGGGCTCCATATGATAGTGAAATAAAAGCGATTAATACAATAATATCTAAAGACCCGCGAGGGCGTAACTTACAAGAAATGATTGATGAACTTAGAAATCGAAATAACATTAGAATATTCAATTTTGATTTACTAAATACAGTTCTTGAAAGTAAAGATATCCAATCAAATTATGGCTAACAAGGCCTTAAAGTCGGATTAGTAACAGTTGGCTCAGTTCCACTTCGCTTCACATTATAGCCAATAATTACTCACCACTTAAGGCGCCGTTGTTAATTCTTAAATCATTTTGAGCACGTTTACTAAAGGGGCTAACCAGCCCCTTTAGTATTTTTACTCCCCCAGAACGCCCGAAACAATCGCATCAACCCCAGCGTTGAAACTGCAATACCCACAATCACAAATTCAAAGTACCAGGGCGCACCTTTATAACCCATGGCCTGCCAGCCTGCCGCCATATACGGCTGCAGCTGTGGCACAAAGTGGGCAATGAACAATCCCAAAAACACCGTAATAATGATTTCATCCATTATCGATTCGCGCCTGTTCTTCAATACCTGCAAGTCATAATCAGCATCGTTACCTTCCTGGTTCGCTAGGCGTTTAGCTTCTGCGTCTAACTTAGCCAACTTAAGGTTACCTTCTGCAGTCGCAATCGATGCTGCCATCTCAGCCGCAATACGTTTACGCTCTCGATAGCTACCAGACAAATCCGCAATTGGTGCCGAAATAAAACTAAACAACGCAGTGAGCCAACTCATGATTTATTCCTCATAATAATATCTAAAAAGTGTTTAGGGTCTTTTGATACTGCTTTTGCCAGGGCATTAACCCCCGTTAAAAGATGCGGCGCTACATACGCGGCAATACCAATAATCCCCGTTTTCAAATCATCATTCAGGCCAAGCCAGGTACAAAAGCTTTCTGCAATGTAAGCGGACAAAATAGCCATCAACACCGACATGAAATAATGAAAAAAGGTAATCCGTGTACCAGACATATACATTTGCGTAGCGGCGGCCAATAACGACAACAAACACAGTTGCCCCCATTGGCGAATAAAAACAATCAGTTCTTCCATCAGTCTTCACTCCTCGGGTTTAAGTCGGAATACGCTGGCTCTGCAAATTTAATATGCAGCGGGGCAGGTAAATACTCGTTAATTTCCAGCATGTCCTGCTGCATCGGAACCACTTCATTGTTGTAATAAGCCCGGGTGATTTTATCCAGGTCACCAAAGCCCGGACTTTCCCCTGACGTTTGACCGCTAAGCGCTTCCTGGGCACGGTGCATACTCAACATATCGTTTAGTGTCATCTTCTTAATGCGCTCAAATTCATCCTTGGTAGAAATGTCACCCACCGGAATAATCTTGATTGCCTTTTCGGCATCAGCCTTACCACTGCGGTTATTAATAAATAGACTGCGAAAGTTACCCACACCGCGAGAATCTTTGATCGCTTTTTTCAACTCGTCTTCATCATCGGTAGACAAATTAGGGTCGGCCATCGAGAAGATAAATCCCATATGTGCGCCGTTCTTGTAATACTTACGACGGAACAGGGTGGCATCTTCGTTTAAAAGAGCAGACTGAATACCGCCATAATATTGGGGGATTCCATAAATACCCTGGTTAGGGTCGTATTCTTTTAGGTGAATAACTTCGCCTTTTTTAAACCGCAGCACCTTGCCATTACTTAGGCGCTGGGCATAAACACCAGGTGTTGAGGTATAGCGCATCGATAACGCAGGTAAATGCCTTAGCTTAATCACATGACCGAACGTATTTTTAATAACCTGAAAATACGCATTCGCCGCCCAACAATAATCAAACGCAAACTTCTTAAAGGTGCGCTGGCTCAACACCGTATTAGGCTTAAACCATTTCAAAATCATATTGCGTTTAAAATATAAAATAGGACCATGCTGGGCATTAACGCGCAGCAACTTAACCAGTCCAGACAAACTCACAGGCGGCGAATATAACCCGTCCATATCCGCGTAAAGGCCAATATACTCAGTCATGTGATTATCTAAACACGGCTCAGGGTCGCCAAAGCTAAAGGTATCGATGGATTTGTCTTTCATCGGTTCTGTGGTCGTACTCTTAGTTGAATTCATTATGCGGCATCTAATCCTATTGACGTTCTGGTGCTCGAGCTGTCACCAGATAATGGTTCGTAAATCATGGCGTGCATGATTGCCCAGGCAATATCTGCATGGCCTGTTGCTGCAGTGCGATTGGTAGCGTAACTAATCTGGTCACCAACTACCTTTTTGCGAATATTAATAAAGCTGCTGGCAACCATCACCGAATTCTCATCGAACTCAAAACGCTTCTTACCAATGACATTAAGCGCCTTAATCACCATCTTGTTTTTGTTGTGCGGGTTGTAATGAATCGGCATCGCCAGCGGGAAGAACTTTTGTATTAACTCAAACACACCCAAGCCCATGCCGGTGGTATCAACACCGATATGCACAACATGGTATTTAAGCGTGAGCTCTTTAATTTCACTGGCCATGGTTTCAAAATCGTTACCACTGAGATTCAGTGATTCCAACAAACGGAACTTATCATCAGGGCCAAGCGGTAAACTCAAGACCACGACCGAAGCAATATCTCGCGTTCGCGCAGGGTCAAAACCAATAACAACCGGCTTCATGGCATAAGGGCGTGGCCAACTCGGGTCAAAGTCAGTCCATTTTTTACTATTACCAACACAGGCCATCAGTTGTTTAAGGCTAAACGCACTGTGGGCATCATCAATAAACTTGCACATAAAGAGGTTGTTAAACTCTTCGGTAGAATATTCATTTTCCAAAATACTAATATCAATGCGGTCAAAGCCTTGTTTCACCACATCATAAACATTGAGCTTTTGACGCCAAATGCCATCTTCACAAAGCCGACCATCCTTTAAGGTCTTATGGCTAACATCAATAGCAAACTCGGGATCATTACAGGCTTTGGTTTTTCGGTACCAGCGACCATTCCACAAATCATAAGCTTCATGACTGGTCACCGACGGCGTACTAAAATAGGTAATTCGAAAATCTTTATGGGTTGCCATTGCCTGGGCAAGACTGCGTAACTCTTTAAACTTAGGGATCCAAAACACTTCATCAATATACAAGTCGCCAGAAGCCGATTGTGCAGTACGGGCATTGGTTGATTTGAAATACAGTGTTGTAGTCTTGCCCTTGTTACGCATGGTCAGTGGCGAGCCGCTTAGCTCAATACCAAATTGCTCACGACATAAGGCAATAATATTGGCTTTGAATATCTCCGCCTGGTCCCGTGATGCTGAAATGAAAATCTTATTACGGCCATTCACAATCGCATCATAAAACGCTTCAAACGCAAAATAGAAAGTCGCGCCAATCTGACGCGGCTTTAATATGAACCGGCTACGGTAATCTTGATGTTCAAACCAATGTAATTGGTGCGGGTAGAGCAGGTTGTCTTTGAGTGTATCGAGCATTTCCTTGGTGATACTAGACACATCATTCTTAATCTTCTTTTGACATTTCTTACTTTTACTGGTTCGCTCGCCTGTTTGTTCATGTTGGGGCGCAGCAGCTGCAGGTGCATTACCGTATTTCTTCGTGATACCGGCACTGGGCAAGCGAGACTGATTTAACGCACATTGTTGTTTGGTCAGAAAATCCAGTTCTTTATAGTCCGCTTCACTTTTAACGTCGCGATCTGCCAATAACACAATACGCCGTGCAATAGCCGTCTCGGCATTAAGTGACGGGCACAGTTCATTCCAGCTGCCATCATCCGCCCAACGTCGTAAAGAACGGGCACTTGGCATACCGTCAATTTCTGAAATCTCATCAAACGTCAGCCCACCA